CCAGAGTAGCATCACCAAGAGATAAAATTACAGGTGCTGATTTCAAAAAACTTAGAAAAGGCAAGAAGAAAAATGGACGTGGATAAACTGCGAGAGCAGTTAGCCGAAGACGAGGGCTGTAAATACGAGATATATCTTGACCATCTGGGGTTGCCTACATTTGGTATTGGACATTTGATTACCAAAGATGACCCAGAATGCAACATGGAAGTTGGAACAGTGATTGAACAGAGTCGTGTGCAGTCTGCTTTTAATTTAGATATCACTGTTACTATAGAGGATTGTCACAGACTATACAAAGACTTCAACGAGTTACCAGAAGAAGTACAGTTGATTGTAGCAAACATGATGTTTAATCTGGGATATCCAAGACTATCTAAGTTCAAGGGCATGAAAGCAAATGTCGATGCACGAGATTGGCCTGGTGCTGCAGATGAAATGGTAGATTCAAAGTGGTACACACAAGTACCAAACAGGGCAAGGCGTTTAGTTGAAAGAATGAGACAGGTAGATGGTAGCCAAACGGTTTCAAAATCCTAAAGGTGGATTGAATGCGGCTGGTAGAGCGCACTTCAAGCGCACTACAGGAGCTAATTTAAAACGTCCTGTAAAGTCTGGTGATAATCCAAGACGTGCAAGTTTTTTAGCAAGAATGGGCAATATGAAAGGGCCAGAACGTGACAGTAAGGGAAAGCCTACGAGATTACTACTTAGCCTTCGTGCGTGGGGTGCAAGCAGTAAAGCGGATGCTAGAGCAAAAGCTAGAGCAATTAGCAAACGCAATAAATCCAAAAAGTAAAGAGGTTGAATACCTCAAAGGAAAGAAAGAAAAGGAGATTGATATGCCAATGGGTAAAGGTACATATGGTTCTATGAGAGGTAGACCAAAAAAATCACCAGCTATGAAAAAGCAAGCTGCTACAGCCATGTCTATGAAAAAAGCAGGGAAAAAACCTAAAAAGAAAAAGATGTAATTAGAAGAATCCTCTTCTCCAACCACTTATATTTTTAGCTACCTTAGAACTTGTTTTTGCTCTTGTCTGACGTGTAGGTTTTGGTGGTTGAAAGTTAATTAGCTCATCTTTTTTTCTATTGAGTTCTTTACGAAATTCTTGTGGTGTTAATTTTGTTATATCTTTTTCTAAATTTTCATCGTATGGTTTATTGAGCGAAGTTTTTATCATGACTTTCCTCCCATTAAGACTCCCTGTGTAGGTTTTCACGCTCTTTCCTACACAGGGTTTTTTAGTTGGGAACAGTGTCTCTCTAAAATGTGATAGGTCTGAAACTGTCCCCTTTCCAATATGATTTTAAACCTTATTCAGGATAAACATATTAGAAAATTCTTTACAACCTTCGTACCGCTGGTTTTACTGGCAATCCTTGACCATCATCTATGACTTCAGATATACGCATCGTGTATTTATCACGACCTCTGGCTGTTTTATAATCTGATTTATATATTTGTATTGAATATTCTTGGTCTTTTTTTAACACGATTTCACGCGAATCAATACTTTTTGTTGTGTTATTCCAATCACCTAACGTAGTTATAACTTGGCACATCGCTTGGTTTGGTGCGTTAGGGTCATCACTACTCCTATCTGGTTCAAATAACGTTTGTTGTAGGATTGGTTCATATGTTTTAGCCATTATTTACTCCTTCTAAATCATCTAGCTTTTTATTAAATAGCGTACTTATAATTTGATAATCTGCTGAATAGTTCTGCTTAATTTTTTCTAATAACTTACTGTTTTTATTGAGCCAAGTATTTGCATCTTGTGCATCAATAAATTTACTTATCTGTGTTGGTATTTGTACCATAAGATATTCATCTCTACTCAGGTCACGCATTTGGTCATCTGTTAAGTCTTGTTTCAAGATTGATACAGAGTCTGGGTCAGGTTCAAACGGTGGTGGTTCTTCTTGTTTCACTTGCTGCTTTTGTTCAACGTGACGATTAGGGTTCTTAAAACTTTCTGCTTCTTCTTCTGAATATACAAATCCAGATGCACCGATAAGTTTGAGGATTACCCTGTCTTTGGCACGTTTCTCTGACATAGCAAACGGATAGCTATTCTTTGAATTGTAAGGACTTGCCTCACCAAACGACCATTCTGTTTTATCTCCGTCCGTACCTGTGACACGCATAGCAACAAAGCCTTCTTCCACATTATTCTTATGAACTTCTGGTTTTTCAAACTGAATACCAATGTGACTTGATATGCGCTCTAGTGCATCGTGATAGATAACAGGTGTACCATGACAATCCCAAGTAGCCTCTTGTTCGCTCATGCCAACCGCTTTTATCAAGTCTTTAAGATGTTGTGGTATCTGTCTTTTCTTCATTTTGTTCTCTCATTAATCTGTTGTTTTCGTTAAATAGCGTAAGAAATGCCTGAAGGTTTTCAGTTAAATCGTCCATCTCTTTTGCCATTTTAGATAGTTTTATATCCATAACATCTATTTGTTGTTGTAATTCTTCATTCATTATATTCTCCATATTACTTTTGCTATTCTGAAAAATTCGTTGCCCTGATATAACATTATTCTTTCCAGGTCAGGTGATACGAACTGCAATGCTTCATCGAAGTTCTTTGATTTCTTCATAATGTTTTGTATTACAAGCCATCGTTGTTTCACGACGTTGAAGTGATACTCAAGGCTATCTTTTTTCAGCAAGTCAGTAGTTTCTGGTGTAGATATTTCATACCCATCTGCTGTGCAAAACAATAGGGCTGGTGTTAAGCCTGTTGCCTTCCAGTAGACTGCTTGCTGACAGATTTGGTTGTGAGTTGGTTCTTTGGCTGGTTTGGGTATGCGCCAAGTGCGAGTGCCATCCTTTTTCATGGGATTGCGGATGGACCAACTTGTTTTTAAATCTATCATCTTTTTCTTTGAACGATAGTCAATTAGATACATGGTTGGTACATCAATGGTATCCACATCAAAAAACTCTTTCTTTTCGCCTTCAAACTTTTGTCTACCAAAGTATTGTTTCAATCCTTTGTGTGCTTGTACTGCGGTTGAGTGTATATGTTGGCGTATCTCTTGGTGTTCCTCTGCATCTTTGCCATCATCAAAGGTGCGAGGTTTGTAAAAACTATACTCACGCTCTACAATCTGTTTTGCTTCATCAAACTCTATGGGTTCTTTCTTATCAAAGGTAAGACCCAAAGATAAATCAACGAGTCGTTGTACTGCGTTGCCTGCAGTCATTTTAGCTGACGATGGAAACGGTAGCTGCATATGATGGTCACAATACAGTTTTAAAAAGTATTCATCGAGTGGTTGTGTGCCACCACTTGCTGAATTGTGCATGGCTCTACTGCCAAATGGTTTACGATATTCAGTCATTGTTTTCTCCTTCCGTATGATACAATCTCACACTATTGACATATTGTCAACCATCTATTATTGTCAACGCATCAACTTATTGAGAGGACAATGAAATGGAAAACAAAGACGCATATAAAATGGTACGAACTACTGACCCAGATACATCTATCGATGCAGCTATATCAATAGACCCAACTAAACTTGAGAAAGAAGTTTTAAATGCGGTCAGGCATTTTGGGGAATCAGGTGCAACTATGGACCAAGTGGATGATGTATTACCACAACTGCGTATAGGTAGTATCTCACCACGATTTAGACCTTTGATTGAAAAAGGATTTATTAAAGTAGATGATAGAACTCGTAAGGGTATGTACTCTAATAAACAACAGCGTATTCATTGGGCAACAGAATTTTATAATGAAGATTCTTGATTTATTTTCTGGTATTGGTGGGTTTTCATATGCAGCAGAGCGATTAGTGGGTGGTTTTGAGACAGTTGCTTTTTGTGAACAAGATGAGTTTTGCAAAAAAATATTACATAAACATTGGCCCACCATACCTATTATAAATGATGTTAAGGAGTTAGCTGACAATGCAGATGAGTTTCGAGGGATTGTGGACATCGTATGCGGAGGATTCCCCTGCCAACCAGTATCAGTTGCAGGATTACAAAGAGCAGACCAAGATGATAGGTATCTCTGGGAAGAAATGTTTAGAGTTATACAAGGTTGCAAACCCAGATGGGTCATTGCAGAGAATGTTACAGGTCTTATTAGCATCAAAGGGGGTCTTTTATTCGAGTCGGTGCAAGCTGATTTGGAAAGCGAAGGTTACTCCGTTCAATCGATTGTACTTCCAGCTGCAAGTAAAAACGCACCCCATCGAAGAGATAGAATCTGGATCATTGGAAGACTTAATACACACACCAATAGCAACAGCAAATCAAATGACTCCAACTATGAATACGAGAGACAGAGGAAGTTGGGGTCTTTTAGCCACTCCGAACACAATGGATTATCTTCCACAAAGGTCAGAGGAAAGCATGAAGAAAATGGCAGAGGGGCATCGCAAGGGCAGAAAAAGACCGAGCAATCTGAGGGAACAAGTAAGCGAAAAGGCAATGTCACTATGGCCCACACCAGACGCGAACATGGGGGCGAGAGGAACGCAACCGAATTGGACAAAGAACAGACCGAGTGGGCATCACGCACAATACACCCTGAATCAAGCGGTGAGAGACAATCCAGGTTTATTACCAACACCAACAACACAGGAGATAGAACATCCAGAAGCGAAGTTGACAGAGACAGGACGCAGATTGAGCAAGACGACAGGAAAGAAACATGGAGCGATGTTGGACGCAGTAGTGGAGTATCAGAACAAATGGAAACAAGGAAGCTTAAATCCTGGATTCGTAGAGTGGATGATGGGATACCCTCGCGGTTGGACGGATTTGACGGATGGGACAGAGAGCCAGAAGACATCCCCAGAGTAGCGACAGACATAAAAAATCGCAGAGAAAGATTAAAGTCTTTAGGAAATAGCATAGTGCCGCAAGTAGTAGCGGAAATATTTAGAGCAATCAAGGAGACAGAGCAATGAAACTAGAAGATTACATTAAAAAAAAGGGATGGAGTCAAAGATATTTTGCCAAGGTTGCAAAACTTTCTCCAAGTGAAATTACTCGGTTGAAACAAGGTGAACGCAACCCAAGTCAGGACACACTTACCAAAATCTTTATTGCTACTAAAGGTGAGGTAACAGCAGACGATTTTTATCATGCCTAACAGTCGCAATAAAGGAGCATCATTTGAAAGAGAGGTTGCAAACTATTTAAAACTGCACCTCTCTCTTCAGGATGTTAAAAGAGATATCGAACAATACAGACAAGCTGACCGAGGTGACTTGCTTGGGGTAGATGGATGGACAATCGAATGCAAGCGATATAAGCGTCCAGAATCGTCAAACGGATTTTTCCGCAGGGAATGGTGGGAACAGGTAGTAAAAGCGGCTGATGCGGCTAAAAACAAGCCTGTATTGATATTTAAGTTTGACCATCAACCGATACGCTGCGCTC